GAAGCAGAAAAACCTGTTCCCCCTGGTAAAGTTACCGAGTCTAATAAAATTATATCTCCTGCTGCTAAACCATGTGAAGCTTTTGTTATTGTGCAAGTAGGTGAAGTATTAACAGTTGCAATTGTTGCTGAAGTTAATGTGGCTTTTAAAGGTGTAACATCATGAAGCTGTCCTTCAAAATATACAAGTAAAAATTTATCTGTTCCAAGAGCGACGTATCTATTACCATCAAGATCAACAAAAGAGTGTTGTTTTCGAACTACACCCACTATTGAATCTGAAACTAATGAAGACCAGCCACCTACTTTTTCAGGAAGACCATATCTAAACCTAACATTATCAGAGTCTACCCATCTGTTTTCTGCACCAACGGTAGTGTCCTGTTTGTCTATTCCAGGAGCAAAAGGAAACTCAACAAGAGCCATAATATTACTCCTATTGGTTAGTTGACTTCAATACCCAGCCAACGGTTACATTAGCATAAACAAGAGTTGATGCTTGACCATTAACATTTAAAACTAAGTTAGAAGTTCCTGCATTTATTTTGTGACTATTTCTATTTATTGTAAGATTGTTTGATGCAAAAAAGTTACCACCATCTATGATTGTAATCTCATCTCCGGTAGCGGCTGTTGACGGTAGGGTAATTGTTATAGGGTTAGTGTTTGTAATTGCAAAAATTTGTTCGCCTGCTACTGCTGTATGAGCAGTTACAGTTGAAGAGTTTACTGTAAGATAACCTTTATTTAATAAACCTAAATTAACATTTGTTGCATCTGAGTATACTAATAGTTTTGCTCCAGGAGGCACCGTAACCCCGGTCCCTGATACAGTTTTAATTGTTAATGTTTTTATAGTTGCAGAGCTTTCTCTTGTGGTAGCATCTTCAAACACCATAATTCTTTCTGAACTATCAGGAACTGTAACAGTTCTATTTGCTGCTAGTATACCAGTTAATTTAAAATATAAATTTTTACCATTAGATGTTGCTCCATTATCTAATGCTAATGCTTGATCAGATGAGGCTACATCTAAAGACAAATAACCACTAGATAATTGCTCTAGTATCTGTAAATTAGTATTTGTTATATTACCCCAAAGACCGGCTTTTTCACCAGTTGTGATAATCTCTAACTTTGAATTTGTTGAAAATGTTGATGCCATATTAAATCGGGTCTATTTCTACCCAAACACTGTTTGTGTTTGGATCTATTTCACTCCATGTTATTGCCGTTGCATCCTTGACTGTTATAGTCAAAGGTGTTGCATCAGGCGTTACATTTGCTTTACCGATCAATGTAACACTTCCTGTGTTTAACGTCAATTGGTTTCCAGTTACAACTGCATTAGCAGCTGCATTAATTACTACACTTCCTGCAGCTAAAGTTAGCCCACTTCCTGCAACAGTCACATTAGCTGCAGCATTAATTACTATGTTTCCTGTAGCTGCTGTTAAAGGACTTCCTGTTACATTAACAAGGGCACCTGCTAAAGTTGTAGCTGCTCCAATGGATAATGTTAAAGGACTACCTGTTACGTTAACTGAAACGTTAGGATCAAATACTGTGCTCGATATTGGAAGAGCAGATATAGCATTAAAACCGAGCATTTATTATGCTCCTGTCAGTGCTTTTATCTCAGCGTCGGTTAATCCTAGATCTTTGAGTTTCTGTTTGCCTGAAGCTGCATCTGTTTCTCTATCAGCAAGCTCTTGTTCTATAATTGGTATTGTATTTTTAATATCTTCTTTAGATATTGGAGTTGTTTCATCTATCCAATTTATTTCAATTGTATCAATATCATCTCCATTAAAATCAAACTTTGCATCAGGATTTATTTTATTAATAGCTAAAGCAATTTTTATACTAGGTTTTAATTCATCATCCATTATGTATCTCCAATTCTTGTAAAGAAAAATCTTGTACTGCTACCATCAGCATCAGAAGAAGTGCTGCCATTATAGGTAACAGAACTATTATTGCAGATGCAATCAAAATAAACTTTTACATTTGATGTATCTGTTACATCAATTTCAAATTCTGCAAAAACTGATCCATAAGAATTGCTTGATCCTCCATCATCAGAAACGTTTACTCCAGCAGCACCAATATTTCTATAAGTGGAATTATTTTCAGTAACATATATTCTTACAGAATTTGATCTATTAGCATCTGTAGTGGTATAACTATTATTTAATCCAACTATATAATATCCAGTAGAAGGAAATGTAAATACTCCAGAACTCTCTGTCATTCCAGTTCCTAACAATGAAAATCCTTCTCTTGTTGTTCTTGATAAATTTGCTGTAATTGATGAGATAGTATTTGATACTGATTTATCAGAAGTCAATCTCCACTCATCATGCTCTGTTATTCCATTTTTAAACCCTGATGTTAATGCTGTTCCACCATTAGCAACTGGCAATGTTCCTGTAACATTGCTTGCTAAGTTTATTGATTGATTTAGTCCTATTCTAGTTAATGCCATATTATACTCCTATTAATTTGTATGCACCAAACATATTAAATTTTCTTCCATCTGCATTATTGCCTCTTAAATTATAATTTCCTCCAGAAGTGTAATCATAAAATATAGTTCTTAACTGAATATAATCTGAAGAACCATTAAATGTTATTACATCATGATTAACAACAGAGTAATAATCAAAACCTTCTTTAGCACTTACTTGTGATATTAAAGAACCATTTGATTGCGCTCCATTTTTCCAAAAGGTAGTATTCCAAAAAAACTTTTTATCATTAGCCATTCCTAAATGAAGAACTGAATAACAAAAATATTTACCAGCAGTTTGAGGTGTAAATTTATAATCAGAAGTATTGTAAGCACTATCTGTATCATATGCTTCTGTATCAAAAGCAACTATTGTACTGGTATTTTGATTAACAGTTTGATCTGAAGATAAAGTTGCTTGAAAAGCTGGAGTACTAGCACCACCAACAGCAGCGCCGTCATTCTGTAAAGTTCCTATAATATTTGTAGTGTCACCAGATGCACCGATAGTAATCGTGTTACCACTCTCGTTGATAATGTTATTACCGTCTGCGTCTTGTATCGTATCTACTTTTAATATACTTGTCATGATTTCCTATGTTAATTTAAATCCTGTAAACCATACTGAACTTTGTCCACTAGAAATATTTACTGTTCCAGTTTTTGCATATGTTTCAGAATATATTTGAATATAATCTCCAGCTGCTAAATCTAGACAACCTTGAACTTGTCCATTAAAAGAATGAACTTCTTCTCCGTTACTACTACTTTGTGCAAATCTAAACTCTGGTTTAAATACTGTAGTGCCATTTTTTCTTAATTGTACCCTAATAATCCATAAATCGTTATTACTTCCACCAGAATTTAAAACACTTGCTTGAAAGAAATATTTACCAGCTTTACCACTAGGCACTGTAAATTTGTAATTACCAGATGTGTTATCAAACGCATTATCTGTATCATAGTTTTCAGTATCATATGAAACTAAAGTAGCAGTTCCAGATGAAATACTTGATACTGAAGATGATGCGTAAACTGAAAACGCTGGAGTGTTGGCTGCTAAAGTTTGACTTGCACCAGATCCTAAAGCAACAGTCTCTCCAGATTGACCAAGAGTAATGGTCCCTGATCCACTGCTCGTTTCTATATTCGATACTTTTAATGTTCCGTTTGCCATTATACTCCTATTAATTTATATCCAAAAAATTTTGCTGTATCTGTATCAGTTCCATTTGTATCACCATTGACACTTACACTACCACCTTGATTTTGATAAACATACATTTCCATATAATCACCAGCTGATAAGTCTATTATATGTGATAAATCAACATTAGTAGCAGATGTCCCTGTTTTAACTCTTTTTTTTGCAATGCTACTACCATTTTTTTGAAACCAAATACCACTTTCAAAAGATGAACCACTATCCATTCTCATAATTGCATAAAAAAAATATTTACCAGCCTCACCTGATGGAACTGTAAAACGATAATTTGACGAAGAATCAAAAGCATTATCAGTATCCCAATATTCGCCATTAATAGTAAGTTTTGTTAAAGAAGCTGAACTTATAGATGTATTAGCATTTAAATAAGCACCAAAAGAAGGAGTGTTATCTCCACCAAATCCAGTTGCTGTTCCAGAGTTTGCAATAGTAACTCCTGA